TCACAGTGAGTACTATGTACGTACAGTACGTGGTGATAACAAAGACCCACTAACACAGTTTATGAAGGATGCTGGTATCCCTGCTGAACCATGTGTAATGAAGCCTGATGCTACTACAGTATTCAGCTTCCCTATGCGTTCACCGATGGGTGCTATCACTCGTAACGATATGACTGCACTAGAACAGCTTGAACTGTGGAAGACCTACGCACTAGCGTGGTGTGAACACAAGCCATCTGTGACTATTACAGTACGTGATGCTGAGTGGATGGAAGTGGGAGCGTGGGTGTACGAGAACTTTGACATCTGCTCTGGTATCTCATTCCTACCTCACAGTGACCACACATATGCACAAGCACCATACCAAGACATAGATAAGGAACAGTATGAAACGCTTAAAAAACAGATGCCTAGCCAGATTGATTGGACGGCTCTTGCTCTATATGAGAAAGAAGACAGCACCTCAGGGTCACAAACTCTAGCCTGTACAGCAGGTGCATGTGAGATTGTAGATATCTAAAGTTACATCATTAGCGAAAGTTTGTTTTATTATGAGAGTATTAGGTAACGATTTTAACATAACAGATGGACTAATAAACCATCTCCTTGCAATCTATCCCAACAAACTACCGCTTGAACAGATTACTCCTGAGGATTTAGCTTTCCTCAGGGGTCAACAATCTGTCATAAGTAAGCTGATAGAACTGCAAGACCAAGACTTAGAGGATTAATGATATGGGTGGACTAATGGGTGGTCGCGCACCAGCACCACTACCAACACCTGCACGTCCTGTAACTGCTGTAAGCAAGACACCAGAATTAGAGCTTGACGATACAGATGTACAGACAGCACAGGCTACAAAGAAGAAGGGCAAGAAAGCCCTAAGAACAGATATGATGACACAACCTACTGGACAGACCCCGACACAAACGGCTGGTCTACAGATTAAGAAGGGTTCTTAACATGGGTGGTCTTACTAGAAAGAAATCCCCACCACCTGCACCAGTTTCTGCTGCTGCTCCAGCTACGGCTGCTTCAAAGCAGGTAGATGACGAAGCTCCAACAACAATGGAAACAGCAGGTGAGGGTCTACAAAAGCGTAGAGGTAAACGTAAACTACGTACACCTGTTACCCAAACGGCTGGTACTAATGTAGGTGGTGAGGGTACATCAGGACTACAGATTCCGAAGGGATAAGTAAATGGAACAAGACGTAGGCACATTAGCCAAACGCTACAGCCAGCTAGAGGCTGAACGAGATACGTTCCTTGAGAGAGGACGTGAGGCAGCGAGGCTAACTATCCCTACTCTTTTGCCAGATGAAGGACACAGTAGTACCACTAGGTACGCTACACCATATCAAGGCATTGGAGCGAGGGGCGTAAACAACCTAGCATCTAAACTCCTTCTTGCTCTGCTGCCCCCTAACAGCCCTTTCTTCAGACTAACCATTGATGACTTTGACTTGCAAGCTATAGCAGGTGACAATCGTGGTCAAGTAGAAGAAGGTTTAGCACGTATTGAACGTGCAGCAATGCAAGAGATAGAAAGTAAATCAATACGTGTACCAGTATTTGAGGCACTAAAGCTGCTTATCGTAACAGGTAATGCGCTAGTATACATGCCTAAAGAAGGTGGCATGAAGATTTACAGACCTGACCGTTACTGCGTAAAGCGTGACGCAATGGGTAACTTACTAGAGATTGTAACAAAAGAGAGCATATCACCACTGATGTTGCCTGATGAAGTTAAGGCAATGATACCCCCAAGTGATACACCAGTTAAGAACTACGACTTGTATACCTGCCTAAAGACTACTGATAAAGGCTTCCATACCTACCAAGAGGTAGCTGGTATCGAAGTTCCTAACTCAAGTGGTACATTCAAAAAGGATACTAACCCATTCATTCCATTACGTTTTATTCGTATTGATGGTGAAGATTATGGGCGTGGTTTTATTGAAGAATACATGGGTGACTTACGCAGCTTGGAAGCATTGACCCAAGCTATCGTACAGGGTAGTGCAGCATCAGCTAAAGTACTATTCATGGTACGTCCTAACGGTACTACTAAATCTAAAGACTTGTCTAAAGCTCCTAACGGTGCATTTGTAAATGGTGATTCTAACGATGTGTCTACCCTACAGGTACAAAAGTCTGGTGATTTCAGAGTAGCACTAGAAACTATGCGTATGATTAACGACAGGCTGGCTGCTGCCTTCCTGTTAAACTCCTCAGTACAACGTGCAGCAGAACGTGTAACAGCCGAAGAAGTACGCTTCATGGCACAGGAACTAGAGACAGCCTTAGGTGGTGTGTACTCTATCCTATCACAGGAGTTTCAGTTACCTCTAATTAACCTACTACTAGATACACTAGTAAAAGAAGGCAAGATGCCTAAGATGCCTAAGGACAGCGTAAAGCCTACGGTTGTCACAGGTATTGAAGCTCTTGGTAGAGGACAAGACCTAAACAAACTTGCTACATTCTTGCAGTACCTACAGCCTCTAGGGGCAGAAGTAATTGCAAGTGAGATGAACCTTAATGATTACATAGATAGACTAGCAGCCTCTCTAGGTATTGATACATCTGGTCTGATTAAATCAGCAGAACAGAAGGCTCAAGAGCAAGCAATGCAACAACAAATGATGCAACAACAACAAATGGAACAAGCGGCTATGGGTGCAGCCCAAGCAGCAGCACCACAGATAGCTAAAGGCGCAATGGAAGCGGAGTAATGAATGGCAGAGGCTATTAACACTTATCAAGAACCTGAACCTGAGAACCAAGAGCATGTCAAAGAGATGCTTGAGAAGGTTGAGGGTAATCAACAAGACGCTGAACGTCCTGATTGGTTACCAGAGAAGTTCAAGTCTGCTGAAGATATGGCTAAAGCATACTCAGCATTAGAGAGTAAGCTAGGTCAAGGTAATCAGGAGCAAGAACAAGAAGAGGTAGAAGCTACAGGAGAAGAAACTCCTTCCGATGTAGCTGAACTCTTGGATGACAATGGCTTAGACTTTGACGTATTCCAACAAGAGTACAACGAAACTGGTGGACTGTCTGACGATGCGTATGCTGCATTGGATGAAGCAGGTTTCCCTCGTTCTGTTGTGGATACGTGGATACAAGGTCAGAACGCCCTAGCATCCCAAGTGACGGGTGAGATGTATGACATCGTAGGCGGTCAAGAAGATTACAACAACATGGTTTCGTGGGCAGCAGATACACTACCTGATAGTGAAATTGATGCCTTCAATGCAACAATGGAAACGCAAGACCCTAATATGATTAGACTTGCGATACAAGGTCTTAACGCACGTTATCGTTCAGAGGCAGAACCAACTTTACTACAAGGTGGTAGTGGTGCTGTATCCTCTGGTGGGCGTTTTGAAAGTAATGCGGAACTCACTGCTGCTATGAGTGACCCTAGATACAGTAAAGACCCTGCCTACAGGCAACAGGTAGCTGATAAGTTAGCTAAGTCTAGCCTGTTCTAATTGTTGTTGGGAGCAGGGGGTTCGTCCCCCTCTCCTTATAAGTACATCTACGTGGTGTATTTATAAGGGGCTATCCCCTATCTCAAAGTTACTAGGTACGACTAACCCTGACCCCTTGCGAGGGACAATCTGCTGGAGAAAGTTCAGTAAATTTGAGGCACTAACTTTAACTTTAATTTATGAGGTAATAAAATGGCACAAGCTGCTTCTAACCCTGCTTACAGTGTAAGCTTTCAGGGTCAAAATAACCTCTCAGGTGACGTTCGTGACCTCTTCCTCAAGCTTTATGCTGGAGAAGTCCTGACCGCCTTTGAGGAAAAGAAAGTAATCATGGATAAGGTGCGTACTCGCACTATCTCCAAAGGTAAATCTGCATCGTTCCCAATGACAGGTCGTGCAACTGCTGAATACCTAACCCCTGGAAATGAAATTACTGGTGGTTCTATTCGCGCAGGTGAACGTATCGTAACCATTGACGATTTGCTGATTAGCTCACAGTTCATTGCGAACATTGATGAAGCTATTAACCACTACGATGTACGTAGCATCTACTCTAAAGAAGCTGGCATCGCATTGGCTAACGAAGCCGACAAGAACGTAGCACGTATGCTTGTTAAGGCTGCTCTGTCAACCAACGCAACTGCTGCTGCTGGCCTTGTTCAGGACTACAAAGCGTTTACTGAAGAAGACTTCACAAACAACGTGACAATCGGTACTGCATCTGCTGATGCAACAGACCCTGCAAAGATTGCCAAAGCTATCTTTGACGCACGTAAAGAGATGGAAGTAAAGAACGTACCAACTGAAGGTGCGACTGTTGTTCTTGCTCCTGACCAGTACTACGCACTGATGGATGTAACTGATGGCAACAAGCTTGTCTACATGAACCGTGACTTCGGTGGTAACGGCTCAGTAGCTGACGCAACTGTAGCGTCTATCGCTGGTATGCCTATCATTATGTCAAACCACGCTAACGTATCTAACCTGTATGTGAACTTCACCACAGGCGATGCTAACGAAGGTAAGACATCAGACAACGCTCCACTAGCAAACACTGCTGGTTCAGGCCGTACAACACACTATGACTTGCCTACTGCTGCTGTAGATGGGCGTGACATGGTTGCAGAAGCTTCTAAGTTCAAGGGCTTTGTGTTCACTCCTGACGCTGTTGCTACTGTCAAGCTTCTTGACTTGGGCATGGAATCTGAGTACCAGATTAATCGTCAAGGCACACTAATGGTTGCTAAGTACGCAATGGGACATAACGTTCTGCGTCCAGCATCATGCATTGGTTTGTCTGAAGCCTAATTAACAGAGGGGAGAGGTTTCTAGAGCCTCTCTCCTTTTTTGTTTGGAGATAGATATGCCACAAGTAGGTAAGAAACATTACAAATATACTAAGCAGGGCATGGCTGCTGCTAAAAAAGAAGCTGAGAAGACAGGTAAGCCTGTAACTAACAAATATAAGAAGAAGTGATATGGGTATAGAACGTGGTGGAGAGACCTTTAAAGGTATGCGAATACCTAAGAGAACACCCAAGCATCCTAAGAAATCTCATGCTGTTCTTGTAGGTACTAAAGACAACCCAAGACTAATTAGGTTTGGTGAACAGGGTGCTAAGACTAACCAAAACGCTAAACAACGTAAATCATTCAAGGCTAGACATCGTAAGAATATAGCAAAGGGTGAGAGCAGTGCAGCATATTGGGCTAACAAGGTAAAGTGGTGATAACATGGCAACAACAACCCAACTAGACGCAGTAAATACTATGCTCTCTGCGATAGGTGAAGCACCTGTCAACAGCCTTTCCTCTGGTTTGGTTGAGGCCGAAATAGCAGAGACTATACTTAACACTGTAGACAGAGAAGTGCAGTCAATGGGCTGGCACTTTAACACAGAATTAAACAAATCATACGCACAAAACCCTAGCGGTGAGATACTACTAGGTACGGATATCCTACGTGCAGACGCTACACTAGAGGCTAACAGCCCTGACCTAGTACAACGTGGTACAAAGATGTATGACAGAAAGAACCACACGTTTAACATAGGTGCAAACACCAAGTTAGATGTAGTAGTTCAGCTAGACTTTGATGACTTGCCTGAGGTATGTAAGAGATACATTACACTTAGAGCAACCAGAATATTCCAAGACCGTATTGTAGGGTCTAACACTCTTCACGATTTCCAGATTAGAGATGAAGAACGTGCGCTGTTTGAACTTAAAGAGTTTGACAAAGCAGCAGATGACCATAACATATTTGATAACTATGACACATTCAGTATTATTGATAGGCAGGGTAGGAGAACTTTCTAATGGCACTCATCAGTCAATCTATCCCCAACCTAGTCAATGGGGTATCTCAACAGCCACCTTCTCTGCGCCTAAATACACAGGCAGAGTTACAAGAGAACGGTCTGTCTAGTGTGGTAACAGGTTTGTCAAAGCGTCCTAGCACTCAGCACGTGGCTGACTTAGGCGTTATCTCAAACCTAGATAAGGCTTTTATACACACTATTCGTAGAGATGAGAACGAGTTTTATTCTCTAGTGATTGACACTGCTGGTACTATTCGTGTGTTTGATAAGGATGGTACGTCACGTACTATTACTAACAACGCATCTTCATACCTATCAGGATTGACTGACCCTAGTAAAGAACTTGCTGCTGTCTCTATTGCAGATAACACATTCATTGTAAACAAAAACATAACTGTTGCAAAAGGTACTTCTACATCACCTGCTCGTAATCCAGAAGCATTGGTGTTTGTTAAACAAGCTGACTACTCTTCTACCTATCGTTTAACAATTACAAAAGGTTCTAGTACAAGTACTGTAGAATTTGCAACTAAATCTAGTACACAGTCTAGCACAAGTTTGACACAGAACGCAGAGCGTGGAGCATCAACAGATATTATTGCAGAAAACCTAAATACGTTTTCAGGTACAGGTGTTGACTCTACGTACTATGATAATATTACAAATGCTTCTGCTGTAACTGGTATTACAATTACACGTTATGGTTCAGTGCTACACATTCAGTCCACAGATACCACAAACTTCCAAGTAGTTGTAGGTGATTCGCACGGTGGTGACCATCTTCTCGTATTTAAAGACACGACACCAGACTTCAAAAAGTTACCAGTAGAAGCTCCTAACGACTTTGTTATTGAGGTAGCTGGTGATAACCAGAAGGCACAAGATGACTACTATGTAAAGTTTGACAACGGTGTATGGAAAGAAACAGTAGAGCCTAATGTTATCATTGACCTAGACGCTAGCACTATGCCACATAAACTGGTAAAGGATACTAGTGCTAACTTCACGTTTGACGTACAGTCTTATGCTGATAGGAAGATTGGTAACGATGATACTAACCCCTTCCCTTCCTTTGTAGGTTTTAAACTAGCTGATATCTTCTTTCATCGTAACAGGCTAGGACTACTAGCTGATGAGAATGTTATCTTCTCTCGCGCAGGTGAGTTTGTAGACTTTGACTTCTTCCGTAAGTCAGCACTAACTATTGTAGACAGTGACCCTATTGACGTAGCAGTGTCCTCTAACAAGGTTAGTATTCTTAAACATGCTGTACCATTTAACGAGAGCCTACTACTCTTCTCAGACCTCACACAGTTCAAGGTAACAGGTGACCCTGTACTAACCCCTGAGACTGTCAACGTGGCTAATACCACAGAGTTTGAGGCATCCCTACGTGCCAAGCCAGCACAGTCTGGTAAGTACGTATACTTCGCCTCTAAGCGTGGCGCATGGTCTGGTATGTGGGAGTACTTTGTAGATA